CATCTCAAGTGCTTCTGCAGAGGAAGATTTAACGTTGCTTCCAAATATTGTTTATATGGTAAATACTACAGCACAATCAACTCTTGTTCTTACATTACCAACATCTCCTACAACTGGTGATGTGGTTAGAATTGTTGATGTCAGTGGTAACCTAAATTATAATACATCCCTTGTATTGAGAACCGAAGAATCTTCTGGAACAAAAATTCAAGGAGATTCTACTGGTACATTGTTGGGTGGTAGATTGACACCATATCCTTCAGGAGAACTGGTTGTTCAAACACCAAATGCAGCATTTGCTCTAGTCTATCTTGGTTCCAGTGATAGCAATGGTCAAGTTGGTATTCCTTCTGCTGTACAAGGTTGGTGGTTAACGGAGGTCTAATAAATGGCAAGTTACAATCGCATCAGGGCAGCGAAACAGTCTCCAATTGGGACTATTATGCCTTGGGCTGGTTCTTCTAGTAGTTCTTCTCTTTCAGAAGATGCTGTACCATTTGGGTATATTGTTTGCCGTGGGCAAACACTTCTAGCAAGAGATTATCCTCTTTTGGCACAATTGATTGGAAATACTTACGGACCTTTCCAAGAACCAGGAGGACCACCAGTAGGTATTATCAATTCTTATCCTAATTATGATGAGAATGATGTATTTACTCTTCCTAACCTGAATAATACAGGATTAGTAGATTTGGAAGGATCTAGATTAGATCCTTCAGATCAAGTTGTTGTGGGGCAATATATTACAGAAAATGGTGCGGATGCAGCACCACCAACAACATCAATTTCATATATTGATGTAAATTTTTCTATTGAGACTGATACATCTCTAGGTGGAAAAATTACAGGTATCACTATTGAAGATCCTGCATATTTTTCTACAATGAGAACTATCCCTAGAAAACTAGGTATTGATCATACACCATCTCATAGTCACCCACAACCAGAAGATGCAGAGCTGAAATATCCATCTACAGTTCTTGCTGGTGGTTATGTTGGGTTATTTGAAGCAGGAAATTATGATGTTCAGGATTCGGAATATATTACTGTTAGTTCTATACCTGTAAATCCTCAAGAATCTTCTGCTGATAGATTCAATCCTGGAACAGCACTTGTAACTTGGTATGATGAGGCTGGGTTCTCTTTGCCAACACTAAACCAATTTAGAGACTTTACTGCAGCACCAAATTCACTTCCTACCATACCAGGAACTTCTAGAAATGTTACTGGATATGGTAATACTATTGATTATGAAGATCCAAACACTTGTATTATTAATGTTCAAGAACCAGCAATTTCTGCTCCCTTTCCTCCTGCTGGCAGATATCAAGGAGGATTAAACTATTATTCTGGTGGCAATGTTCCTCCATCTCGTGGCGGAAGTTCTTTATATCCATATCCAACAACATTGAACCACAATGCTGATATTTGGAATTCAGAAGCACTTGCATCTCACAATCATTTTACAATTGATATTGCTATGGAGAAAGGTCAAATGCGTATTCCTGGAACAATCCTCATAAATAATATGACAACAGGAACAATTGCTCCTGTCAGTGTTGATAAGGCTTTGAGCGTTCAAATCAATCCAAACACACCTTCTCTGACCACTTTAGTTGTAATCCGAGCATTCTAATGGCAGTATTTTATAACAGAGAAAAATCAAAAGTCGGAACCAATACTGGAACTATTATCAATTGGTCTAGACAACTTGGATCAAATGATCCAGATGATGTTCAAAATGCTGCAAATTTGCCCGCAGGATATTTAAGATGCGATGGATCCATTTATGCTGCTGATGTTTTTCCTGCATTAGCAGAAATTCTTGGTGTAGGATCTACATCTAGATATAAAAAACCAAATCAAACACTTTTAGATAACCAGTTTCAACTCCCTGATTTTGGTTCAAAGAAAATTAGAGCATCTGCTGGTGCTAACTTAGGTGATTATGTTGATTTGTTTATTCAAGATGATAATAACAACACTATTACAAAATCTGGGGTTGGATTAGAAGTACAGAGTAATATTGGTACTTCTTATGAAATTTTATATCAAGGCAGTTTTTACTTGCCTTCACAAACAATTGAAATTACTGGAGAACCTGGATTCGTAAGATCCACAGGTAATTATACAGAAGAGACTGATGTTTTACAAAATGCTTTCATTCCACATGCTCACTTCCATGATGGAACCAGAACAAGAATTGCCTCATCTGTAGAAAATGAATTTTCTTCTTTTGGCAGAAACTCATATACTAGAAAATCTACACTGTGTGTGCTTGATTGGGCAAATAATACAAGACAAGATCTTTGTTATTATCAGGCTACTAGACTTAGACTTGATAGCGTTCCACAAGTTCAGACTAACTTAGGATGTAAAAGAACTTATTACGCAGGATGCTGGAGTGGATGTAACTTCTTATCTAGTTATGAGTGTTTGATTCCTGAAGGATATACCTGTGGATTCCCAATTTGGTCTGGAAACGGTGGTGGTTGCCCCGATGCTGGTAGTCCTGATACAGCAACTTGTGGAAATATTGACTACACAGGAACGGTTGCGTCCAAATGTGAAGCCACAGTACCCTTAGGTTGTGTTCCTGGTGGATTTACTGCTCAACCTAGAAGAGGTCCCACTACTTTAACACCAAATTATGATGATGAAAATGTACCATTTGATTCATTCAAAAATAATGATCTGGATGCATTTTCTGCTATTAATAATGTAACCGTTCAAGTTGAACCAACTGGTAATGATGGAACACACAGACACTTTGTTAATTTCAGTGCTCAACCACATACATATGTTGTGAATACTTCTCCAACATTTATTCCTGCTGCAGAACTGGTATCTACCATCAGTGTTAATGTTAATGAGGAAAACAAAGCAGATCAATTTGTTCAACCATATCTAGTACAAGAGTTTCTTATAAAATACTAATGGCAATCGATTACAGAAATAAATTCTCTGCATATAAGCAAGAAACTGATGGTCAGTACCAACCTGTAGGTACTATCGTCCCATTCTTAGTCGATCTTAATTCTGGAGATAGTGGTGAAGATCCTGCTTATTCATACAGAAATTTCTTATATTGTGATGGTCGTACCTTAAATATCAGAGAACATCCTCATTTGTATAATTGTATTGGTAATACTTATGGAGGTGCTCCTGAAGTTGAAAAAACACAACCTTCTCAAGCAGGTGGTATCACAAAGTTATACTATATCAATGGAAAAGCATTTATCAACATCAAAGCAGACGCTAGTATTGCTGGACCAGTAAAGATGCCATATCCATATGGTGTTCTTTTTAGACCTATTGATAACACTGGTGGAACTACCCCAGGAAATGGATTGGGTGGATTGGATAGTAACTTTGCATATAATACTTTTTATGGAACAAAAGCTCCAACTGAAGATGTAACTTCACAAGTTCCTCAAGATGGAAGCGAATTTGCATTTGAAATTGTATTTGCATCAACTGCTGCTGTATCTGGATCTACAGTTGTTTTTACTGCTGGAAATCATCCATATGTAAAATTTAGAAAAACATTTAATTTTCGAGATTATCCATATAATGTCGGAATGTTCAATTTACTAGATTATAGAGATAGAATTATTACTGGTTATGGTGCTGTAGATGGAGATGGATCACCAACTATTGAAAATGCTCTGATCAATAATGTTGGACAAACTGGTGGTACATGGTTTATTTCTCAAAGCAATTTACTTGATGGTGGTGTATTTTTCAATGTTGGAAATGTAAAAACTACTGGATATACAAATATTGCTGCAGATATTTTTACTAATATTACTGGTAGTGTTGAATTTACAATTGGTCCTATTAATGATCACATTTTTAGCAGACCAGTAGAACATTTTCACTATATGTTATCATCAGAACCAGATGAAGGATTGGAAGCTGAGTTTGGCAGTTCTCCTTCAGATCAATATGCTGCTCTTTATGCCAAGACTAGAGCAAATCTTATTCCGTTTGAACCACAGGGATCAAATGGATTGGCATTAGGTCACTCCCATGGTTTATTGAATACTCCACTGAATGATCCAAGAATGGCAACATATGGTAATGTTGCTGGTATTGGTGGAGAAGATCCTAATGTTCCTGCTGATGTAAATTATGATGTAAATGATCCTGTATTAACAGGTGGTGCTACATATACGAATGTTTCTTTAGAAAATTATGGTACAGGAACGGGTGAGATTGGTGGATTTGCTGCTCCATCTGTAACTGATAGAGGTGATAAGTATCTAGCATTTGGATATGATGCTACTGGTGCATATGGGGGATCGCAACTTCTTACGAGTAGATCAGTTAGATATGTAATGGATTTCACTGGATATACACAATTGTATATTTTTGCTATATCTGGTAATGATAGCAATGGTGGTGAAAGAGTAAATAATCCTGGTGAAGGATTAAAAATTAGATTTAGTGATGCAACCGAAGATGAACTTATTCCATCTGCACAAGATTTTCAATCACAAACAGGATCAACTGGATTTTCACAATATGATGCAATTTATACGTACTGGACACAAAACTTTGTTCCAATTCCATCTGCTTTACAAACTGCAAATCAAGCATTTGAAATATTTCAAAATTTAGATAACAATGTTGAGCAGAAAGGTGACACCCCTGCAGGAAATCTTAATGCTAATGACATGGTTGGCATTCAAGCAATTGGATTACGTGGTGGTATTCCTGAAGATCCAGTGGATCCAAACGGAACTTATCCTGTAACAGGATCACCAATCGTTACTATCGCTTCAATTACATATGAAGCTTCACTTGGATATGCATTAGCAACATCAGCAGAAGCACATGGTTTTGATGCTGGGATGGTTGTTGAAATTTCAGGATCTACTGATGTGGCTTATAATGGAGCATTTGAAATTCTTTCAGATCAGTTAACTGGTACAACTTTTACCTATACTCCTGTTGATACTCCTGTTGTTTCACCCGCTCCTGGTTTAATTACTGCTAAAATTGCTACTGGTACATTTACAACAGAAACCTCAATTCCAGATCCAAGAACATATGTTATTGATGGAAATACTGTAATTGGTGGGAAACCAGATGAGTTTGATATTCCTGGTACTGGTGTTATTTTCCAGTCTGATGATAGAAACACACCAGGAACTATCAATATGAATGCAGTAACTGTTGGTGCTGGTGAAACATTTTCTCAAATTACTATTAATTTGGTTGCTCCTGGCGGTGGTGGTGCTGATAGTGGCAATGATGGTAGTGATGGTGGTTATGCATATGCTACTTTCAATTGGAAAGGAACAAATCGAACTATTTATGCATATGGTGGAGGTGGTGGTCAAAGAGGAAGTAATGGTGGTGATGGAGGTTCTGGCGGAACAGTTCTTATTCCTCAAGTTTTGATTGATGATCCAGACTTTGCTTATAGTAGTAGCAATGGTTTAGATGGCGGTGATGGTGGCGGAACAGGTACTGATAGTTCTAATGTTTCAGGTGGCGGTACAGCTAATGCTGCTGGAACGGGTGGTGATGGTAAATCTGAAGCATCTACATCATCTACCACTGGAAATTGGGAAGAATTCGACACTAATGGCACATGGACCGCCCCTACCCCAGGATCTGGTGAAACTGGTAGAACAATTTTATTTGAACTCGCTGGAGGCGGTGGTGCTGGCGGTAATGCTAATGGAAACTCTGGATGTAACAATAGCGCAAATGGTGGCA